ACAACTCTCTTTTAAATTTCTCGTTGTTTAGGGTTCCCCAACCCCGAAAGACATTCCCCGCAGATTGCCTTTCCCTTTTAGGATTACAAGTATCGTATCTAGTTGCTGTTTTATATGTAGTGGAAAAAAGGATTATAGAGGAAAGGGGAGGGTGTGGGAGGGGAAAACATGACAAACAAAGCAAATATTAAGTAAAAGATACACCAATTATATATGATTGAGCAATACTTACCACTTTTTATCATGGTTTCAATTATATGCGCTAGCATTGGTGCTTTTGCTGTTACCAGGAATTTTAGTCGTTCTTCTCCGATTTCTAACAAAATCAAAAGACAATATGACATGTATATCGCGGACCTGGAAGCAACAAACAAACGTCTTACAGGTAAAGTTAATCAATCAAAAAAAGGAATATCAATTTCAGCAGATGAAGCAGATGATCCGTTTAGTGCAATAGGTGCAGTAATAGACCAGATAGCTCCACAACTTCCAGCATCAATACGCCCTTTACTAAAGAATAAAAAGGCGTTAGACTTTATCACTAATTATGTACAATCAAACCCAGATGCAATTAAAGGAATTGTGGAAAAATTCGTCAGCAAACAAGGGAACAATGCTAAACCCCAGGAAGCAGCTGATCAATCAACCTTGTAAGACTTGTGAAGATACAGAAACAGGCTTATCATGTGGTCAAGTATTAACAAATGATATAGGATCAAGCGGAAAAGAACAATTCTTTTTAGCAGATTGCCCAACGTGCAAAGGACAAAAGTTTATTTATACCGACTAATTTCTAATAGAGTTATGGTAGTTTTCAATTTCGTAAAAAAAGCCTTACCCATTTTTGCAATAGGATTAGGATTATTTGCACTTGCTAATATTATTACAAAACCAGGACAAGCTTCTCAAACCGCTGGCGCATTAGGTCAAACTTTTGGTGCTTTTGGAACTGGATTGAGTTCTGTAGGAACTGGCATTAGTGATTTACTAAGTGGTATTGGCGGTGGTTCAGTTAGATTATTAGATCCGTTATTTTCTCTAAAAACTTTAATTGATTTCGGTGGCGATCCAGTAGCTGCAATACAAAGCGAAAGAACAGAAAGTTCAACATCAATTCAGGATCCTGTAGTTAATACAGCAGGTCCAAACTTATCCCCAGCTTCTCAAACAGTTTCGTTTAACACTAGTTTACCAGGAGGCGGCTTTAGTGCAAGCAACTTCTTTGGAGCTTAATCATGGCTTCTGCAAAACAACTAGCAGCTAGAAAAAAGTTTTCTGCCATAATGAAATCAGGCGGATTTAAAAAAAGAAAATCAAAATCAAAATCAAAATCAAAATCTAAAACTAAAACAAAAACAAAAACAGTAACAAAAACTTTGTTTTTACGAAATAGAAAAAGAATAAGAAAAACTAATAAAGGCGTTAAAAGACGCACTAGTGTGAAACGATCTTTAGGATTAAAATCTATTACTGGATCAAGCACTATAAAGAAAGTGGCTCTAGGTATTGGAGGTGGCGTAATGGCTACAGCAATTCTATCCGCAGTTATGCCGAATTCTTCCGTCGCAAAATTCGCAGCTCCAGCAGGTGCATTTGCCTTAGGTGGAATTGAGGGCGTAATTGGTAACTTTGCTTTATCAATGCTAGGTTCAAGAACAGGTTCTAATACAAACGTAGCACCACAAATGGAGGCACTATAACATGGGAGTACCGATCATGAGACAATATACCAGAGCAATTCCAGCCGCTTTGAATACATTTGCCTTAGCCACTGACGACGTGACAGGATTATCCGTTCAACAACTGAACAAAGATAATGCTATTGTCGATTATGTTAATGCAGTTCAACCACTTACAACCGCACAATTTCAAACTAGATTGTTTATCAACAATTTAGAAGCAGGACCAACATTCTTCTCCAGCAACTCCAATCCAGGATCTGCAGGTAGAACAATACCAGGTCCTTTACCAATTAGTGTGTCAGGTAATGCAGGTGGAAAACAATTAAGTTATTCAACGGCTCAAACAATACTTGGAGGCGCATTGGCTCAATATCAATTCATTGTTAAATATGCAAATCTCTTTTAGGTGGTTTAAAAAATGCCTACAAACATTCAAGGATTTCAAGTCATCACGAAACCAAATTCGCAAGACTTAGAATCCTTTCCCGTTTTTATTACTATTCCTCAAGCAACCACGAGGATCATAACATTCCCTACGGAATTTAATGCAATAGCCATTGGCTTGCAAATTGAAAACTTTGACGGAACAAATGCCGCAAGCTATAGGATCAACAGTTCAACAAACCCGTTAAGTAATTTACCAGCTTCAAACTTTAGAAGTTTTTCAGGTATGAACATTGTATCAGTAGAGGTTACAACAGGAGCTGCAGGATCATGTTTAATATCAGGTCAAATGGCGGCACTACCTAAACCAGCAATAGAGGGGAGTCTTTAGACATGGGTTTTGGTGGCGGTGGAGGTAGTACAGGTGTTTCAAATCACGTTCATTCTTCAGAAGTTGGCGAAGGTGGTAATCTTTCAGTAACTGAAACCTTGATTACTGGAACTAATTTGTATACTAGAATTCTGGTGGGTGCATAATGAAGATCAACGGATTAATTAAAAAGGCAAGATGGGAACATATACCCTGTGGTTGTGGAAAAGAGGTTATGGATTCTTTTCCAATAAAGGAATGTTTACATTGTAAGTTTGATCGTTGCTGGAAATCAGTTCCACAAAAAAACTTTACAGTCAATAATGATATTAAAAATAAAGATGGAAAGATAACTAAGAAACAAACTAGAACAATAACAGAAATAACTTTACATCGTGGAGATAGATACCAAGATGTTATAGCTTGGAGTTGGACTTAAAATGGCAGTTGGAGACATCATTAATGATGTTTTAACAAGTGCTACCTGGGTTAGTTTCCAACCATCGGCAGGTACAGAGATAATGATTTTAATGTCTTGGGGGAGTGGAGTTGTTTACACTCGACTTGAAGATGGAGTAAACGATTCACAAATAATAGTTACGACATCAACTTATGGTGCCTCAATGAATATGAAAATGGGAATCACAAATACAAATTATGGCGGATTTTATTCTTCAGGAGGAACCTGTGCATATTCAGGAATTCAAATAAAATGACAGATAACTTAGCAACATTAGGTTTATTGTTGGCGGCAATTATTACGCCAATATCAACAATAGCCCTTTTAAAAATTCATAACGCAAACAAATGATCGAATGGCTTACACCAGGTCTATTGGTCTTTATCTTAGCTTTTGCTATTGAAACTAGAATGAAAGTAGCCAAACTATGCGGACAACTGGACAGGAAATAAAGGGGGGTTAATCCCATCTAGCGCCACAAAAGGCACAATAAGCGATACCTTCTGCGCTGCAACTACTGATCAGAAAGGTATGCTCCATAACAGATCTATCCTTTTTCCTACATCTCATTCTTAATCTCTTTGATAGCAAAGATTGCTTGATCAAAGGAGGATTCATTCTGATCCCCAATCAAAACAAATTTTACAGTTAGTACACCGTACTTGTTTAACTTCTAATACAGGTGCATGACATTCAGGACAGGAAAAACATTCCCAACCCATTATGCTTCAATTCCTATTTTTCTTGCCAAACTTAACACACTAGCCATGATTGCTTCGTCAGCGGTTTCCATGTGTTGTTTTGATCTAACTTGTTCTACTAAAGCCCAAAAGCTAACCGTCATGGTTAAAGTTTTGTGGACTTTGATCTCTTTTGTTTTTTTAAATTGTTGTGTCATGCTAAGTGCTTACAAAGTTTGTATTTAACTCTACACACACACACTTCATATTTTGAGACTATATTCCCCCAAACAACTCTCTTTTAAATTTCTCGTTGTTTAGGGTTCCCCAACCCCGAAAGACATTCCCCGCAGATTGCCTTTCCCTTTTAGG